ATGCTTATGAAAATTACGTAGATCATAAAAAACGTGCTTTAGAAGAAGCTAAATTAATCCATCGTGATTTTAATTGGGAACATATTGGTAAAATTGGAGCTGAAACTTTACAAGATTTTATTACTAATTCTGAAAAACTTGAAGATACCAATACTATTAATGTTAATTATATAAATGCACCTAAAGTAGAAATTTTAGGTGATGTTTTTAAAGAATATGAAGTTGAATTTATTAATAGAGAAACTAATGAAGTTATTCATAAAGCAACTATTAATAATAATATGTGGACTTCTTGTAGTAAAGAATATTATATTCCTTGGTTAATTAAAATTAATGGTAAAGAACATTCTAGATTAGAATTAGAAGGACAACGTGTATTAATATCTTTAGATTCTAATTCTTTAGGTGATACTATTGGTTGGACTCCATATGCTATAAAATTTGCTAAAAAACATAAATGTAAAGTTATTTTATCTACATTCCATAATGATTGGTTTAAAAATTTAGAAGCCTATAAAGATATAGAATGGTTAGAACCTGGTAATGCTACAGGTTGTGCTGCTCACTATAGAATAGGTTGGTTTAGAGATGATAATGGGGGCTGGCAGAACTTTGATATGCATCCACGTCAATGTAATATAATTCCAATGCAAGCTACCTCTAGCGATATTCTAGGACTAGAAGAAAAAGAATTAAATTATGGTTTAGATTTTCCTAAAGGAAAAAGACCATATAAAGAAAAATACATTGTAATAGGCCCCAATGCTACATCAGGATGTAAAGAATGGGTTTATGGGAATTGGGTTACTCTATGTAAATTACTCCAACAACAAGGATATAAAGTTATATCTTTAACTAAAGGAGAATGGAAATTAGATGGGGTAATAAATCATTATAACCAACCATTAGATGTTGTAGCTAATTATTTACACCATGCTGACTTATTTATAGGCTTAGGTTCAGGTTTATCATGGTTAAATTGGGCATTAGGTAAACATACTGTTATGATTAATGGGTTTAGTGATAAACACCATGAATTTACTTCACGTATTACACGTATAATGAATGATGATGCTTGTTTCCCGTGTTGGACTAATCGTAATTTTGTATTTGATGCTGGGGATTGGGATTGGTGCCCTATTCATAAAGGAACTGAAAAACAACATATTTGTCAAAAATCAATAACACCGATGCAAGTATTTAAAATAATAAAAAATAGATTAACTAGTAAAAAATAACTTAATATTTATAATATGAATAAAATTTATTTAACAGAAAAAGAAAAAAAGGAAATCATTGATATTCAAAATCAAGATAATGAATATATGGTTCAATTAGGCCAAATAGAATATCAAATGCAATCTTTAGTCTCCCAAAAAGACACTCTTATAAAAGACTTAAAGCAATTTGAACAACGTAAGACTAAATTTGCTCAACAGTTACAAGATAATTATGGTGAAGGTTCTATTGACATAGAAACTGGAGAATTTACTAAAACTAGTTAAATTTTGAATTTTTTTCTAATATTTATAACAAAACATTAACCTCCTAGGCAATGGCAGAAACATTAGTATCACCTGGCGTATTAGCAAGAGAAAACGACCAGTCATTTATCACGCAGCAACCTGTTCAAGTAGGTGCTGCTATCGTTGGTCCTACAGTAAAAGGTCCTGTAGAAATTCCTACAATAGTAACCTCATACTCAGATTACCAAAATAGATTTGGTACTACATTTGATAGTGGTAGTGATGAATATTCATTCATGACTAACATCGCAGCATATAACTACTTCCAAAATGGAGGTAACACTATGTTAGTAACACGTGTAGTATCAGGTTCTTCAACTTGGGATTTTGCCCAAGCTGAAATCGCAGCTTCAGGAAGTGGTACTTCATTTACAATTGAAGCTATTGATAAAGGGATTATTTTTAACAACTCAGGATCTACAAACTTAATTACAGGAGGTTCAGGATCATTAGTATCAGGTTCAACTGATAATATTAGATGGGAAGTTGCTAATTCTTCTCAAGCAGATGGTAATTTTAATTTATTAGTAAGACAAGGTAATGATAATGATAATAATAAGATCATTTTAGAATCTTGGACTAACTTATCATTAGATCCTAAAGCAGATAATTATATCGCTAAGATAATCGGTGATCAATACCAGACCTATAATTCAACAGAAAATTATATTGAAATAACGGGTTCATATGCTAATGCTTCTAGATATATTAGAGTATCTACTGTAAATAAAAAGACCCCAGATTACTTTGATAATGCAGGTAATGCTAAAAACGAATATACAGCATCTATGCCTCAAGTAGGTTCAGGTTCATATGCTGGTACATTTACAGGAGGTGTAGGTAGTGTAATTCCTACAGGTAGAACAATGAATCTATATGGTGATATTAATTCTACAGATACTCAAGGTTTAATTGGTTCTGATTATGATAATATGTTAAATTTATTATCAAATCAAGATGACTATCAATTTAATCTACTAGTAACCCCAGGTTTGATCGATACAGCTCAAACTTCTCAAATGACTACTGCTCTAAACAATACTCAAATGAGAGGTGATAGTATTTACATTATGGATTTAGTTCCTTATGCTTCTACTATTACAGCAGCAAATACACAAGCTAATGCTAGAAACTCATCATATGGTGCTGCTTACTGGCCTTGGTTACAAACAATTGACCCAGACATGGGTGATCAAGTATTTGTACCAGCCTCAGCAATGATTCCAGGAGTTTATGCATTTAATGATAATGCTGCTGAACCTTGGTTTGCTCCAGCAGGTATTAATAGAGGTGGTTTAACTACAGTAATTCGTCCAGAAAGAAAATTATCTCAATCTAATAGAGATAGTTTATACCAGAATAAAGTAAATCCAATTGCTTCATTCCCAGGTGTAGGAACAGTAGTATACGGACAAAAAACATTACAACGTCAAGCAAGTGCTTTAGATAGAGTAAATGTTAGAAGATTATTGATTCAATTAAAATCATATATTGGTCAAGTAGCTCAAACATTAGTATTTGAACAAAACACTGCTGCTACAAGAAATAACTTTTTATCAATTATAAATCCTTATTTAGAAACAGTAGTTCAAAGACAAGGTTTATTTGCGTTTAAAGTAGTAATGGATGATAGTAATAACACTCCGGATGTAATTGATAGAAACCAAATGATTGGTGCTATTTATTTACAACCAACAAAAACCGCAGAATTCATTATTCTAGACTTTAATGTATTACCAACGGGAGCAACATTCCCTAGTTAATAAATTTAAAATCTAAATATTTATAATAGAATAAAATAAACAACAATGGCAGTATTAGATCCAAACGAAATATTCTTCACAGCATTTGAACCAAAACAACCAAATAGGTTCATTATGTATATGGATGGATTTCCTTCATTTATCGTAAAAGGTGTAAGTGCAGTAACCTTAAATCAAGGTAAAGTAGCTCTTAACCATATTAACGTTCAACGTTATGTTAAAGGTAAAACAGTATGGAATCCAATTACATTTACCTTATTTGACCCAATTACACCTTCAGGTGCTCAAGCAGTAATGGAGTGGGTACGTCTACACCATGAATCAGTTACTGGTAGAGATGGTTATTCAGATTTCTATAAGAAAGATCTAACATTTAATGTATTAGGTCCTGTAGGTGATGTAGTATCAGAATGGATTATTAAAGGAGCATTAATCGAAAGTGCTAATTTTGGAGACTATAGTTGGGACACAGTAGATGCTGCTGTACCACTTACAATGGTAGTTCAACCAGATTATTGTATCTTAAACTTCTAAGTAAAAAACAATATTTTTTTAAAGAGAGCTTGGCTTCGGTTAAGCTCTTTTTTATATTCATATTTATAACGGAATAAAGTTATTATAAATAAAAGATATGGAATTTAATCTCCCAACAGAAACAATTGAATTACCCTCAAAAGGTTTATTATATCCCGAAGGGCATCCTCTTAAAACTGGTACTATTGAAATGAAATATATGACAGCTAAGGAAGAAGATATTCTTTCTAACCAATCATATATTCAAAAAGGAACAGTTTTAGACAAACTATTACAATCTCTTATTGTTACTAAATTTGATTATAATGATTTACTTATTGGAGATAAAAATGGTTTAATGGTAGCTTCCCGTATTTTAGGGTATGGTAAAGATTATACATTTAAGTATCAAGGTCAAGAACATACTGTAGATTTATCTTTAATAGAATCTAAACCCATAGCAGAAGTAGTTAAACAAGCAACCTCTAATGAATTTGATTTTAAATTACCATCTTCAGGAGTTGATGTTACTTTTAAATTATTATCATCTAAAGATGAAAATGCTGTTGCTTCAGAATTAGAAGGACTAAAAAAATTATCCCCAAATTCCCCTCCCCCTGACTTATCTACTAGAATAAAACACTTTATAACCTCAGTAAATGGGGAACGAGACAAAAAAGCAATCCGCCAATTTGTAGATAATTATCTATTAGCTACAGATTCCCGTGCTCTTAGAAAATATTTATTAGAAATCACACCCGATGTAGATTTAACTTTTTTTCCCGAACAATCCGAAGAAAAAGTATCAATACCCATTGGACTCAAGTTTTTTTGGCCTGACTTCTAAAACAGCACCAAAGTTTAGAAAAATCTTATTTAAACAAATCCACGAAATAGTCTTCCATGGGAATGGAGGTTATTCTTGGTCTGAAGTATATAATATGCCTCGTTGGCTTAGATTATTTACTTTTAAAGAAATAGAGGATCATTTTAAAAAACAAAAAGAAGAATATGAAAAAGTTTCTTCTGGTGGTTCTTCTACAATGGTTGGTACTGATGGGAAAATAAACCCCCAAAACTTTTCTATACCAAATAAATCTTCTTACAAATAGGTTGAAATATTCAATATTTATTGATATATAATATTATATTATGGCTAGTAAAAGTAAACAAGATTTAGAAAATCAAAAAGCATTTAACGCCGCTCTTAGAGAGCAGGCTAGATTAGAGCAAGAAATTTTAGATGTTGCGGAATTAAGAGGTGCTATTCAAGCTAACATTGCAGAAGCTAGTGGTCAAATTAACAAAGTTAGAAATGACGCTTTAAAATCTTCTCGCCAACTCCAATCTATTTCAGAACAATTACTTGCAGATGCCAGAGAAGAAAATATATTAGATGAAAAAGAATTAAACAAGTTAATCCAAAAAGCCGATTTTGCTAGACAGAATATAGCCGAAGATATTAAAAGTGGGGCTATACAGGAAGATAATTTAAAGAATTTTGAGCAAATTTTAGAATTCAGTAAAGAATTACTTGAAAATGCAGAAAAACGTCGTGATTTAGAAAAAGGCATTACTGAAGCACAAGGTCTTTCTGGTGGTATAGCTGAAGGACTTCAAGGAATACTCGATAAACAAGGTGCTGGAAAACTAAGTAAATCTTTAGGTATAGATGATGCTTTAAGTAAAAGTAAAGAATATACAAAAAATCTTCTTAAAGGTTCTGATAATCCTGCTAAAATGGCAGGCCAATTGGGTACCAAATTCAAATCAGTTATTAATTTAGTACAAAACCTAGGGAAAAATTTAATGAAATCCCTGGGTCCCGTCTTTTTAATTAGTGAATTAATTAATGGGATTATAAGAGCAGATGAAGAGACTACTAAATTAGGCAAATCTATGTCTATGACTAAGTCAGAATCTGCTGCCTTTAGATCTAACTTAGAAGCCGCTGCTAATGATAGTGGTAACATGGCAGTTACAGGTACTAAACTAGTAGAAAACTTTACTGCTTTAAATCAACAATTAGGTTTTATAAATAATTTTACTACTGATAGTTTAGTCACTATGACTAAGTTAACAGAACAAGTTAAATTAAGTAAAGAAGCAGCAGGTGGTTTAGTAACCCTCTCTGAAGCTAGAGGTACAAATGCTGAAAGGGATTACAAGGCAACTTTAGGAGCAAGTTATGAGCTCCAAAGACAATCAGGCATACAGCAAGATTTAAAAGGTATTATAGAAAAAGTAGCTAGTACTTCGGGTCAATTAAGAGCTAATTTAGGAGCAAATACAGTTGAGATTGCTAAAGCTGTTACTCTAGCAGGTGAATTAGGAGGTGAACTTTCAGATGTTCAAACTATTTCAAAATCTATTTTAAATTTTGAAGATTCAATCGCTAAAGAATTAGAAGCTGAACTTTTAACAGGTAAAGAATTAAATTTAGAAAAAGCAAGACAAGCTGCTTTAACTGGAGATATAGTAGGTTTAGAAAGAGAAATTGCTGATCAATTAGGTACATTTACTGAATTTAGTAAAATGAATGTTATCCAACAGGAAGCAACAGCTGCTGCCTTTGGTTTATCTTCTGATAAATTATCTGATATGTTATTTAAACAACAGGTGATGGGTAGAAGTGCTAAAGAATTAAGAGCAGCTGGAGAAGACGACTTAGCTAGAATGTTAGAACAACAATCAGCATCCGATAAAATGGCTCAAACTGTTGAAAAACTTCAAGCAGTAATGACTAACTTAGGTACAGCATTTATGCCTGTAATAGAAGTTTTAGGTTTAGCTTTAAGTCTTGTAGGTCTTTTAGTAGGTGTAGTAACAGATTTATTAGCTTTATTCAAAGGTGATTTTGATTTCTCAGCTACTGTAGCTTCAGCAA